CTCAAGATAGTATACGAACCCGTGGAGAAGGATGTCCTTCATCGCCTCGATCAATTGGAACCTGTGTATTACCACTTCAAGAACGAGTGCAATGTGAATCCATTCGGAAACGGTCTCACGGGTGACTGCGACACGAAGCGAATCGGTTTCATCGCGCAGAGTGTCCAACCCCACTTTCCGGAAGTCGTCAGCGTGGATGATAACGGCTACCTCGGTTTGCAGTACACGGAGATGATTCCGATCAACACGGCGGCGATTCAGGCGTTGCACAAGAAGGTGAGGGAGGCGCCGTACGAGACGGCGACCGTCTCCGGTGTGTCTTTTTCGGATATGCAGACGCACTCGAACTTGTTGGTTTCGAGGAACGGTGACGAGGTCACGCTCTCGTCTGTAAAGAATGACAAAGCCGTGTACGGCGTCATCGTGGACAACCGGGAAAAGACGGTGGACAGGGAGACCCTCGTACAGACCACCGGGGAGGGGTGGTGTTGGGTCACGAACGCCGACGGCTCCTTGGAGGCTGGCGATTACGTGACGACCTCGAACGTGTTGCCCGGATACGCCACGCGTCAGGACGACGACGTCCACCACAACTACACCGTCGGTAAGATTCTCCACGACGTCAAGTTCGATTATAAGATGGTACCCGTGAAGAGAAAGATCCGGGAAACCGTGGACGTCAAGTATTACAGGAAAACGGTGTCACACATCGTGTCCGACGACGTGTGGAACAGCACTCCGGAGGCCGACCGGTTCGTGGGTGACGAGGTCTATTACACGCACACGGAAGAGGATCAGGCGCACACGCTCGAAGAAGCCGATACGGTGAGATACCAAAAGACCATGAAAACCGTCGTCACCGGAGACGTGTACGAGAATTTACCAGAGCATGAGAAGAGCAAATACGTCTTTGTGGACGACGACCGGTACGAGTACGACGAAACCATCCGGATCGAATCGGACGTGTACGAGTTATTGACGGCGGATGAAAAGACTCAGTACGAGAGACTCCTCATTAAATTAAAAGTGGAGGAAATCTACGCGTACGGGTACGACCAGAAGAGCGACGACGAAAAAGAGGATTGGGTGCGTCACACGCGTCCGGCGAAGATGGTGTACCACAGGCACGACGTGCCGACACAGGAGGAGGGGTACGACGAACTGGTCATCAAGCGCGAGGAGAGGGACGTCCTCGATTCGGAGGGTCAGGCGATGTGGGAAGACACGGAAGAGATGGTGGCGGAGTACGAGTACAGGTATTTCGACGTTTCCGGTAACCCGACGACCCGTCACGGGGCGCACACCACGGCTGTGTTGGCCAAAGTTTTGTTTTAAAGAAAATATTTCATAATGGTATATACAAATGTCGAGTGGTGGAATTGCCCAGCTCACGGCGGTCGGCATCCAAGATGTGCACCTCACCGGTGAACCGCAAGTGTCGTTCTTCTCCAGCACGTTCAAGCGTCACACCCCGTTCGCCACCACGGTGGAGCGTCAGGTTATTCAGGGAAATGTCACCAATGGGGGTATGTCCACGGTGCGCTTCGAGCGCAAAGGCGACCTCCTGGGATACACATTTCTTGTCCCTCTCGTGGGTTCGGGCACTCCGGAGGCGAACGTCTCCATCACGGACTGGTCCACGGTGATCGACTCGTGCGAGTTGTACATTGGCGGCCAACAGGTGGACGTCCAGGATTCCCGATTCACCCAGCACGTGGCGCCGAAGGTGTTGGCCTCCACCTTCAGCAAGTCCTACGCGGCGAACGTCTACGGCGGCGCCAACACCACCTCGGCCTTCTACCCGTTGCGCTTCACCTTCTGCGAATCGTGGCAAACGGCGATTCCCTTGGTGGCGACGTCGTTCCACGATGTCGAGATGCGCATCAACTGGGGCTCCCAGGCGGCCGCGAGCAAGTGGGAGTGCTACAGCGCGTACGTCTACCTCGACAGCGCCGAGCGCCAAATGCTCCAGGCCAAGCCCTTCGAACAATTGGTGTGCCAGGTGCAAAAGAGCATCGCGTCGTCGGCGAAAACTCACGAGCTTAATTTTAACCATCCGGTGAAAGTGTTGGCGGCCGCGAATCCGTCCGGTGTCACCCTCCTCAACGCCCAAAACAAGCTCAAGTTGCAAATCAATGGTACGGACGTCACCGATTACAAGTTCTCCCGCCCGCACTACACCCGCATTCCGGCGTACTACCACCTCCCGTTCGCATCCATGGACACGGCGGACGAGGGTGAACTCCTCGTGTACCCGTTCTGCCTCGAGAGCTCTCGTCACCAACCGACGGGATCCCTCAACTTTTCCCGCCTCGACTCGGCGCGCGTCGTCAGCGAGACGCAAAGCAGCGCCGATGATATTTACGCGGTCAGCTACAACATTCTTAAGTATTCCAACGGGTTGGCCGCTCTGTTGTACTCTAATTAAATAAGTTCTTTGTCAATAGTAATCATGATGTTTTGGACTGTCGTCGTCCTCATCGCGGTCGTGTTCGTTTTGACGTATGATCCCAAGAGTCGAACCATCGAGAGGTTCGTCGGGCATTCCTCCGGACAGGAGTCCAGGGACGCCCAGTGTAAGCACACCCACCTGCAAGAGATTCAATTCGGTCAGGAGGGCATGGATTGTACAAAAAATTCCAAGACGTCGATGGGTGCAATCGTATCTTAGCTTAAAAAAATGAGACTATTCTTCTTCAAATGATTCCCGTCAGCAGAGAAATTCTCACCAGCGTCGCCGTCATCGTGTGTTTGGCGGTGTGCATTTACATGTTCCGGGAGTTGAACCGGGCGAAGGAGGACGTCGATCAACTCAAGAACGTGTCCACCCGACTCATGCACATGTCCATGCCTCAGCCGAGACCACCGCCGCCACCGCCGATGCCTCCAGTGGAGGAACCGGTGGAGAAACCAGAAGAGGTCGAGGAAGAAACCGTGGAAATCACGAAGAAAAATTAACTCCGCAGATGTTAGGAGTGCTCGAAAGCACCTTTATAATGTGATGAAAAAATACAAAGCAATCGCGATACCGGTATCATTTGCCGACGATCCCCCTCGCTTCTTAACCGTTCGGGATCGTCGTTTCAAGGATTGGATCTTCGTGACCGGAGGGTCGAGGAGGCGAGAGATATTCGCCCCCCTCAAGACGGCTCTCCGGGAACTGGAGGAGGAGACCAGGGGGGTGGTCAACCTCAAACAGGGTGAGTATTCAGATTTCGTCTTCACCGTGCAGGACGGGGACATGGAATTGGTGTACAGCGTGTTTCTGTTTTTTGTCGATTACGACAGGGACACACAGGAGGACACCATCAAGAAATTCACGGACGAGAAGATGAAGACCGCCATCCGGAAGATTAATAAACTCCCGGTGAAGCGCACGTTCGACGAGAACGATTTCATGTCGTGGGACACCCTTGACGAGTTCAGAGCGAGACACAAAAAGTGGGAACTCATCGTCGAGAACGTCTTGGAAAATCCCAAATTTTACACAGCCCTGAACGCGCGTAGGGAGGAGAGGAAAACTTTCGCCGTGAGGTAATAGATGACGAAAGGCAAGGCGTACATACTCAGGCAAATCAGAGACCTCGTCGCGTACAAGCGGGGGTACGGAGAGGACGAGGCGGAGGGTTTCATCAAGGAACACGGGGGTGACACCGTGTATCAACTCTTAGTCTTAAAGAAAAATTTGGAGGGGGAGGAACCGGTGGAGACCTTCGAACCCCCCTCCACGAAATGGTTTAGAGGGGAGATGCGATACTCAGAGTAAGATGTTTCGACGGTGGTGCACCGAGAATAAATTTAATAATGCCCACAACTTGTCACACGTGATGATGGACGGAGGCGTCCTCAGTGTTCCGTTTGACAAGTTACAGGATTTCAACGAAAAGTACGTCGCCGCGATCGCCTCCGGGGAGGAACTCTTCATCGTGGAGCAAAAGTCGGAGACGTACAATTTCTTCGTCGACATAGACTACAAAGACACCACCGCCCTCACCCTCGAGGAAATCGAGGAGGTGTGCAAAGTCATATGCGACAAGGTCAAGAGGCACGGGGGGAGGGATTGCCTCGTGTGCGTGGCGCCCCCCAAACCGGTGGGAGACAAGGTCAAGACCGGGGTGCACCTCAACTGGCACCGGTTCTGCGTCGACCAAGCGAGCGCCATCGCCCTCCGGGAACACATCCTCGTCGCCCTCTACACCGCCAAACCGGGGATCGATTGGAACGAGGTCATCGACGCGGCCGTCTACGGCGACCTCGCCCGGGGCAGTCGAGGGTCGGGGTTTCGCATGCCGTGGTCGAATAAAAAGGCAAAGTGCGAGGGGTGTCAGGGGAGGGGATGCGACGCGTGTCGGGGAACCGGAAAGATCACCCAAGTCGCCTACCTCCCCGTGTTCGTGTACAGACACGGACCGCTGAGCATGCTCCAGAGGGTGCCCCAAGAACCCACCGTGGAGTTCTTGGAGATGGCCACCGTGCGGTCGAATAGCCCGACCCACGCCACCGTGGAACCTCCGGGGAGGGCGATCAAGGAGGGATGTTTCACGAAAGCACAGATGAAGGACGAGATGACGGACGACGTCGCCAAGGCCACCCTCGAGGCGTTCATTAAGAAACACATGAGGGGACAACAAAACGCGTGTGTCACCAAAATGTTCAAATCCAAGAACCACTTTCTCGTGAGTACGAATTCCAAATATTGTGAAAATCTCCGGAGGGAACACGGAAGCAATCACGTGTGGTTCCTCGTGAGCCCCGACGGCACGGTGGCACAGAAATGTTTCTGTAAGTGCGACACACTTCGGGAGAGGGTGGATGGGTTTTGTAAGGATTTCACCGGGGAGAGATACAAGTTGACCGTGGAACTCCACAAGATGCTGTATCCCACACCGGTGACGTCCACGGGGAAACCGAAGAGGGTGACCAAGTGTGACTCCGTCAAACCCGAACTCGAGTCGTTCATACAAAAACAATTTCCGGGTCACGGGGAGACCAAACTCATCAAAGTCACAAAGGCGAGAGGGTCGTCGTACGTCTT